TCTATACAAGGGTTATTTAATACTTTGTACTATGAAAGAAACTAAAAATGTTATCGAAGTAAAAGTTAACGATATTTATCATATTTAGGAGGTAATAAAATGAATAAAGAAGTTGAATGTATTTCTGATTTTTATTCGCAATTAACAAAAGGGAAAATTTATGATGTTGTTTATGATTGTGCAGATTGTATTGTAGTAGAAAATGATCTAGGTTATAGAAAAAAATATCCATTAGATACTTTTAGGTTTGTAAGAAACATAGAAGTTACTAAAGACAAAATTACACCATCTTATTATGGTAAACAATTTGATGTAATAGACTTTTGTCAAAAGAATAATTTAGATTTTATGCAAGGCAATGTTATAAAATATGTTACAAGATACAAAAAGAAAAATGGTATTGAAGATTTAGAGAAAGCAAAAGAATATATTGATAGATTAATAAAGTTTGAAAAGAGGAGTGAAAATTAAATGTATAAATTTAGTCTTGATAATATTGAAGATATATTATTAAAGGTAGATACTGAATGCCCCGAGGATATTTTTGAGGAATTAGCCGATTTCCAATGTGATTGTGAAAAGGTGGATAATTGTTTTGAATGTTGGTATCGTACAGTTACCACTTATCAAAGTGAACAATTTTTAAAAAGTGAGAATGATTAAAAGGAGGAATAACAATGAACACAATACTAGGATTATTATTCATATATTTAGCATTAAACTTTTTAATAATTGTATTTTTTGTAGGTGCTTCAGAACGTGATTATTACGAGGAGGAAGATAAATGGCAATAATAATTGACATATTACCGTTAATTGTGTTTGTAATGGTATTAATAATAGTATCATATATTATAGCAGATATTGAGGAGAAATAATGGAAGAAGTAGATAAAAGACTATTAAGTTATTACATTGTTAGTTATACTGCTGGTCTTATTGATTCAGACGTAAGTGATTTAACTGATAATGATGTAGTAGATATAATAGAACAACTTGAACAATTTTCATATGAAGATTTATTACAAATCTATAACTATTTGAATACAATGTTTATAGAAAAGTTTGGTATAGAGGAGGAATAAAAATGTATCATTGTCAAAGATGTTGGAGAGAAATAGATAGTTATGAATATTTCACTTATGATGGTTTATGTGAATATTGTAGAAGATGTAGAACTAAGTGCGAGGATTGTTTTAATTATAATATTGGTGATGGAATTGAAGATATTAGACTTTGTAAAGGGTGTAAATATAAATAGATTACCAATTAATTACAAATTTAAATAATTAAAAAGGGGTTGGGAATATGTGTAAATTTAAAGTAGAAAGAATTATAAAGGAAACATTATCAAAGTTACATTGTAGATTTATATCTAGCAATTTAGAAGATGGTCTATTAATAGTTAGATTTATAGATATAAGGGGAGATTATCAAAAAGGTATTTTTCCATACCGTTTCATGAATGAGCAAGACATTGAAAACATGGTTATGAAGGTGGTGTTTTAAAATGACAGTAAAAGAATTAAAAGAAAAATTAGAATGTGTGATTGAAGAAGGTAAAGGCGATTATAAAGTTTGTTACCTTGATGATAATTTAGACGAGTTTGTAATTGCTTATAGTGATAGAGATAAGGAGGTATATATTTAATGACAGACGATAGATATGTAGCATTTGTTTTACTATCGCGAAAAGTTGGACATGTCCTAGGGAATAAAGAACTATTCCCTACTGACATATTCAGTATATGTTATGATTATGTATTTAGCGGTTGTAAGAGTAGAAGTGATTATGAATATATGGTTAACTTCTTATTTGAACAAGAAGATATAAGGGAGGAGTTATTAAAATGAGTGATTTAATAGGAGTAATAGAAACAACAGTTGCTATGGAAGAACTGGGTGAATTAACTCAAGCTTTAGGAAAGTATAATAGGTTAATTCTAGGTGATGAAACGTTAAGAAAAGATATGTGTGATATTTATCAAATGATTAAAGAAGAAATTGCAGACGTAGAGATATGTTTAGAAAAAATTAAAAAATTAAATAACATTGAAGAACATGAAATACAAGTTATTAAAAACTATAAATTAAACAGACTTAAATAATCATGTTGGGGTTATGCGTAACCCCTAGTACATACTTTATATTATGAGGGGGATTTACATGAACGCAAAAAGACAATTAAGTGGGTTAAAGAGAGCAGATTTTTCAAAAAAGAATGATAAACAAAAAATCAAATATTTAGTAAACAAATACGAATTACTAGGTTATGCAATTCCTGGTTATTTACAAGGTAAAACACTTAGCAAAAGCCAATTAAATCAAGCTATCAGCAAGATTACTACAGGATTAAATTCGGCTATTAAAAAAGAAGAAAAAGCAAGAAAAAAATATAAGAGTTCAATCGATTACCAATACAACCAAGTAATTAAAAAGTATAACAAAGAAATTGATGTTACACTCCAAGCACTTGAGACAATGGGGTTGCCAAAGATGCAAATAGATTACTTAACTGGTAAAGATATATTTTTATCTTATTACGATAAAAAGTCATTCTTTTATGACGGTGTACCAGTTCAAAAGTTAGAGAATATAATTATCACAGACAACAAAACAAAAAGGGAAATGATAAAGAAATTCAAGCAAGATATGAAACAAATCAAATTTGCTAATGTTTATAAAACATTAACAGATAGTACAGAAAATGATACATGGTTTAATGATGAATTTATGTCATCGCCAACTATCCAATTAAGTTGTAAACCATATATTCAAGAAATGATTAGGGCAGAATATAATTCGTTATCACCTCTACAAAGGGATTTGTGGATAAAAGAAGTTTTAAGAGAATTGTTAGATAGATATCCCGAAGATAGCATTGTTGGTAATGAAGAAAGAGTTGAAAGAGGAATTTATGAAGCAGTTACTTCAAGTTTAAGAAAATATCACGGGTTAAATGAAATGAGAGGAGTATACGACTAATGGATTTAAATGAAAGGTTAAAGACTATTAAAGATAAGGGAATTAAGAATTATATAAATAAAGCTAGAATAACAGGAGATGAAAAAGACGTTTTGAACTTTGCATTTGATATCGAAGCATGTGCAATTAATAACAAAACTGAAATGTTAACTTATTCAATCGCTTTAATGAGTTGTGATAACGATAGTGATATTTGTTACTGGTACAATAATGTTAGTAATTTTAACGATATGTTATTAAATACTAATTGCAAAGAGATTAATTTATTTGCTCATAACTGTTTATATGATGTTAAGCCATTTTTATTAGACTTTGTTTCAAGGTATGGTAACAACCAAAAGCAAGACGATGTTTACACTAAAAAGCAATGGAATGAATTTGAAAAATGGTTTGAGGTTTTAAATTATAGTAATACAGATAAGAAAAATAATAAGTTGAATGCATTTGAATACAGGTTAGTTATGAAAGACGGTATATTTTATAAACTAACAATTGCAAGTCCGTTTGGAAAAATAAATTTTTATGATACATTTAAACTTACTCCTTTTAGTTTAAAGAAGTGTTGTTCAGATTTTTTAGGGTTGGAACTAGGTAAAGACGGTTTAGATTATGAAAAGGAAAGAACTTTACAAGAAGAATTAACAGAGGAAGAAATGACTTATATTTATGAAGATGTTTATGGCTTAAGCTATTTAATAAAATTGTTAAAAATCAATGGAATTGATTTAAACGGGGAAAAAGTTAGATACACTAAACTTACGAATTCCGGTCAAGCCTTAGCTAATTATAAACTAACAGTTTTAGAGGATTATTTAAACAAACAAAATAGTTTTACAGATACAACTGTATTTGATATGGTTGACAGTAAGTTAACGAAAACAGAATTTTTCAAATTAATAGGTAAACAAGACACACAAGAGAGTTTAAGTAATATAGTATTTGAAGCACTTTACCCTCAACAATCATATTTTGCAGACGCATGGCAAAGACATAGCTACTACGGTGGCCTTTCATCCGTTGAATTTGATAATGTTAAAAAGTTTAGTAAAAGAAAAAATAAAAATGGGGTTGTATTAGATGTAAATTCATTATACCCTTTCATAATGTCATCAAGATTATTACCATACGGTGATGGTCAGTTTCGAGATGTACCGTACAAAAACATGAATGAAGAATATAAGGAACAATATCCGCTTTACATTCAAGATATAATTATTTATGATTTGCAAGTTAAAAAGAATAAGATGGCTTTTCTACAAGTAAAGGACAATAAGCATTTTAGTGGTAGAGAATGTTTAAAGAATAACGTTAAAGACGGTAAAAAGGTTACACTACATCTTAGATTAACAAATGTATTACTAGATTTACTTTTTGAATGCTATCATGTGAAAGCATACAAGTTAAATGGTCATATGGCATTTAGAGGTACTAATAACTTATTTAAGAATTATATAGATTTCTGGTCTAAGATTAAACAAGAAAATGAGGGGGCTTTAAGAGCATTCGCTAAACTTATGCAAAACGGGCTTTATGGTAAGTTTGGTATGGCAGGAGCTTCTGAAATAACAAACTTTATTAACGATGATGGGGTGTTTACTATAGAACACACGCATGAAATGATTACAAGCAATACAGTTTATCTTCCAATGGCTACGTTTATTACTAGTTGGGCAAAACAATACCTAGTACAAGCAATTAATAATAATTATGATAGATTTATGTATTGTGATACAGACAGTCTACACTTATACGGAACACTTGAAGAAGTAAAAGGGGTTGAAATAGGTAAAAAGATTTACGGTTTATGGGACAATGAAATGTGTTTTGAAGATTTCAAATACTTAGGGTCAAAACGATATGCTGAAAAGAATGTTAAAACTCATGAGTGGGAAATTAAATGTTGTGGTTTAACAGATACAATAATGAAACAACTAGATGATATTTCTGTATTTGAAATGTGTGAATACTCTGCAAAGGAATTAGCAAATATGCAATATTACAGTAAAGATGATGACATCTATTATTATAAAGATAAAGAGTGTACTCAAAAGATAAAAGGACTTATAAAGTCCAAGAAGAGTAAAATTATAAAAGGTGGAACAATTATCCAAGAGCAACCATATATGATTAATAGTAATAATTATTTTGAAAGATAATGAAAGGAAGTGTTTTTATGAAACAAGTTTACTGTACCGATTGTATTTATTTTAAAATTGTCAAAACAGATAATGATGATTTTGCACCTAAATGTAAACATGAATTAGAATGTTGTTTAGATGATTGTGAGGACAGTAAAAACATTGAAGAAAGACCTTTTTACAAAGAAGGTTAGAGTATTATTTTAAAATTGAAAAAATTTTTTGAAAGATAATGGGGGAATAAAAATGCCAAAAGTAATAATGAGAAAAGATAAGTTAGGACAACTAAAAGAAAGAATAGTATATGATGATTTTAACGATTATTGTGAAAAGAATGTTAAGTTTATACACTCAAGAGTAAGTGCAATATTCGGGAAATATAGAAGTGGGTTTGATAGATTAAGACTTGATTATGATGATTGTTTTTCTATTGCATGTATGAAATTAGCTAAAGTGTGGGATAAATTGGATTATGAAAAAAGTGGTGCAAATACATTTGTTGCTAAAGTTGTATTTAATGAATTAGCTTGTAAATTAAGAGATAACGACAGAGTAACAAAGGTTAATGAATTTGGATCAGATTATTCTACAGACTTCATTTTACCAAACAATGGAGATACTGAAAAAGAAGATATGATCGGAAGATATATGGGAATAGATGACGAATATGACTTTGGTACCTTAAGAACTGCAATCGATGAAATAGTAAGTTGTGGTAATCAGTTCTATAATGTAATCCATAGAATAATTTTGTATCAACTATCTGAAGGTAAAAGTTGTACGGAAATAGCTAAGTATTTAAATGACCACGGGTATAAATCAAAACAAGGTAAAAAATTCACAAGAGCAACAGTTCATTTAAGGGTTGAATATATAAGAAATAAAATTAAGGAAAATAATTTAGAAGAAGAAATAAAAGATTTGCTAATAGACTAATACTAATAGGGTTAACATTTTGTTAACCTTTTTTGTTATTTTTCATACAATATATTGAGTAGTTATTTAAAAGTTTAAATATAATACTTGCTTTTACGTGCAAAGGTGAAGAGCCTGTAAAGGTAATATTGTGATTTGCAACACTATTATATACATTTAAATAATTGCCGTTTTATATTTTTATAAAGTCCACTTAAAGGTGGGCTTCATTAAGAATATAACAAGGAGGTATAAATATGGAGTTCAAAACAATTGAAGAAGCTCAAGACTATATCAAGAAAATTGAAGATGAAAAGAAAAGCTTAAATGATTTATTAGAAAATCAAAAAGTGGTTATGTCAGAAAAAGAAAAGAATATAACTTCACTTAATGATGAAATAAATCGTTTAAAAATAAAAAACTATGAATTATTTGAACAAATACCAGTTAATGGTCAAACTAAAACAGATAGTTCTTCTAAAAAGGACGAAACTGATGTTGACATAGATTATTTATTAAAGAACTTTGATTAAGGAGGAAAATTATAATGGCATTAGATAATGTTACTTTTACAAAAGCACTTTCAACAGCTACAAGCCAAGAATTTCAAGACAGGATTGGGGATGTTACTAAAGCAAATATGCACAAAATTGGGACAATAATTTCTGAATACCCAACTGCAAAAAATGAGTTTGTTTCAGTTCTTACAAACCAAGTTGCTAAACAAAGATTTTTTAGTAAGGCATATGAAAATCCGTACAAGTTATTCAAAAAGGGAATGTTACCATATGGTAAGTCAATAGAATCAATATTCGTTGATATTGTTAAAGGTAAAGACAGGACAAGACAAACAAATGGGTCTACATTAGCAACTGATTTATTAACAAGACAAAATCCTGAAGTTAAGGTTGAATATTATACAGAGAATAAACAAATGCAATACCAAGCTACTATATCAGATGAAGAATTAAAGGGAGCATTTAGAACAGAAAACGGATTAAGTGAATTAACATCAAGAATTTTACAAGCTCCATTAAACTCTGCTGAATATGATGACTTCTTATTAGTTAAACATGCACTTTCACACTTAAAAGGTGCTGAAGTAAAACTTGGAAAAACTGAATATGATACATTAACATTACAACAAAAGGCTCAAAGCTTAGTTACTGCAATAAAATCTTATATCTTAAAAATGGGATTCTTATCAAATCAATATAATGGACAAGGTGTAATGACTTATTCAAAACCTCAAGACCTTGTTTGTTTTGTACCTACTGATTTATTAGCAGTTATGGACGTTCAATTATTAGCACAAGCATTTAACGTAAGTTATGACCAAATCAATTTACATGTGTTACCAATTGATAATTTTGTAAAATGTGAAGGTGAAGAAGAAGCAACATATGCAGAAGATACTGAAACTCAATGTATAATTTGTGATAAAGAAGCATTACAAATTTGGGAAACTTTAAACTCTTCAGAAACATTCAGAAACCCTCAAGCACTTTACACTAACGTATGGTTTAACAGATGGGGAATCGTTGCAAGTTGTAATTTCGTAAACTGTGTACGATTTGTCGTTAAAGCATAATATATTAAAGGGGTTATTCCCCTTTTTATTTTAATAGGAGGTGAAAAGATGCCTAGAATTTCACAAGTTTTCTTTTGTAGTATTCCCGAGCTTGATGTGAATTACAATCATACTGTAAATTTTAATAATCAAGTTAATCAGTTAAATTGGTTTATGAGCAAAGCAAAATATTCTATGACAGAGTGTACTTATTTAAGAAAAGAGAGAAGTTTAACAATAGATAAATATATAGATGATTGTCTAACATACAATTATTGTATATGGAATAATGGTAAAAAGTGGGAATACTTTTTTATCATAAATAAAGAGTATGTAACTGAAAATAGTACAAAGATTACAATTAAATTAGATGTTTTTCAAACTTATTACTTTGATATTAATTTTACAAAAATTCAAAGTTTTGTTGAAAGAGAGCACTGTTATAGATTTAATATGGACGGTTCAATCCGTTTAGAAAACTTATTAGAACCTGAAGACCTTGAAGTAGGTGAATTAAAAGCATATGATATTTATAATGCTTACGATTATACCAACAAGGGTATGTATTTCTTAACATCATCAACCCGTTTAGGAATGATTAACGGTGGTGGGTCAAGTGGTGGAGGTGGTGGCTCAACTGGTAGCCAAAGCACTCTATATAAAGAGGGTTATGTTAGTGGAAATGGACTTTGGTTTATTAAACAAGGTGAAGGATTCTCTGCAACACCTTATAACTTAGGTGATGGAACTTACACTATTGGTTATGGTACTACTTCAGAATACGATCCTGACCACTATAATCAACTAGCTCCAGAATGTACAGAACAACAAGCCTCTGAAGTATTAGGAGATAGCTTATATAATAATTACTCAAAGCAAGTGTATGACACCTTTGTTCATTATGGTTATGATATGAATAAAATGAAACAAAATGAATTTGATGCTTTTTGTAGTTTCTTTTATAATACAGGACAATTAACAAGCAAGAGTATTTTTACAAAATATATTAATGGAGATAGTAAAGAGAGCATAGCCGAAACTTGGAAAACTACTGTTATTATGGCTGGAACTCAATTTGAAGAAGGTTTAAGAAATAGAAGAAATGCTGAAGCTAACGTATTCTTAAATGCAGATTATAACTATAAGGCAATTCCTAATCTAAACGGTGGAACAATAACAGATAACAACGGTATGGGATATATACCCGCTCCATATAATAGACAAGAACAATCAACAAGTACAATAAGGGAAGCAGTAGTTGCAAGTGCAAGAAAATTACTAGGCAAACCATATGTGTATGGTGGTAACTACCCACCACTTGGATCAGATAGTGGTACAGACTGTTCGGGGCTATGCCAGTGGGCATATAATGATAATGGAATAAGTATTTCTCGTACAACTTATACACAAATTCAAGATGGTAAAGAAACAACTTATGATGATTTAAAACCCGGTGATTTAGTATTTACAAGAGGTAAAACAGACAACGGTCATGTGGTTATGTTTATTAGCAAAAATGATGATGGTAGCATACATGTTATTGAGGCAAAACAAACAGGAACGCCTATAATGGAAAATGATAGAACACCAAATGATAATTATAGATATAGATCAATTATAAATGATTAGGGGGTGTAAAAATGAGTATACAACAAGGAAATGACCAAGAAAGTAGTATATTAGAAAATATACCAGTTGGACTTTATTATTATTGTATACCAATAAATAAAGTTGCAAGTGCAAGTTATTTAGGTTTTGTCGATACTATCCAAAGTATAACTTATAATCCTTTTATCGAAGTTGACGATTTGTCAACTATAATTGAATGTAGCTTTGATGTTGACAGATACGGAACACCTAAATTGGGTATACCAAAATGTTACAGAATGTTATTTTTAGACGCAGTAGATAAATTGCTAAAAGAAATACCAGCTTTTCCATCTTCTGATGCAAGTTTAGGATCATTTGAGCCAAAACTATATGCTTTTCCATTTCGTTATTTTATGATAACAGATTATATGAATGCACCACTTGTTATAAAACCTGAGTTGTGTGAAGATTATAAAGTAAAATTAAGAGTAAAAACAACTAATGTAGCAATGGAAAGTAAATATAACTTGTATGTTGAAGGATATAAAGGTGATTTTAATGGTAACTTAAACGGTATGAGTAATAACTGTCCGTTAATGTTACCGGTAGTTTCATCAGCATATTCACAATTTTTAGCTACTTCTTCAGCAAGTTTCCATCAAGGAAATATAAACGCGATGATGGAAAATGATTTATCACTTAAGCAAGGGTTAGCAACCAATAACCTAGGTTACAGACAAGCTACTGCAAATAATTTAATGTCAGGTGTTGCTAGTGGTATAGGTGCAGTCGCAAGTTTAGGAAATTTATTTACAGGTAATATAGGTGGAGCTTTAGGTGGATTTGCAAATGGAGCTATGGGTGTTGCTCAAGCGGGTATTAATCAACATTTTAATACACTTTCAAATAATTTAGCTAACAGTCAATTAAGGGAAAGAAATTCATTATCTGAATTTGAAATTTCATCAATGGCAAATGCAAAAGTAACAGATTTAATAAACACACCAAATAGTATAAAAACATGTGGAAATGATACACTATTTAATTTAATTAACGGTAATAGAAGAGTAGATATAGTGGAATACGGCGTTGACTCAAGATACCGTGTAAGAATACATGATTACTTTGCCAAATATGGTTATAAGGTTAATAGATGGGAAACAATCAACGTTAATACAAGAAAATACTTTAACTTTATTAAAACTAATACTTGTAATATCGCTGGTGAAAAGATACCCCATGAATATCTTGAAGAAATAAAGGGAATATTTGATAGGGGTGTAACTATATGGCATGTTGATAATGGAGCAGATGTTGGGAATTATTCATTTGAACAAATAAGAGATAACGTGGAGGTGTAAGCAATGGCTAAAAACAAACATGAAATAGATGCATTTAAAATTAAAAATTATCAAAGACTTTACGACTATTATAAAATGTTAGCTTTAAACATGTTCACATGGGAGAACTTACCTGAAACTATGGACAGTAGGTACATTGAAAATGCACTTTATGAACACGGTCTTTGCTTAGTAAATGATGATAAAGATTTGGGATTAATTTCAGTACCTTGCTCTTTTGGTGCTAATATGAATATCAATGGCGAAAGTACGGAAGTAATAACAAGTGGTTATAATTATATAAAAACCGTTAAATATATTAATAATGATGATTGTACACTAATTAGAAATAATGATTTAGCTAAACCAACTAGGGACTATATTGCTAACTATGCAGAAAGAATGTTAGAAGTGGAAATGTGTATCAGAGCAAACATCAACCAACAAAAATTTCCTTGGTTTATTAATGCCAGTGAAAAGACAAAGAAATCATTAGAGGTAATATTTGATAAAGTCGAGAACTTCGAGCCTTTCATTCTAGCAAATAGAGAAATAATGGGAGAAAATCCTCTAGAAGTTTTAACAATGCCTACTCCATACGTGGCTGATAAACTAAATGCATACAAATACGAACTTGAGAGAGAAATATTAAGCTTTTTATCTTTAAATAATACCTTTGAGAAAAAAGAAAGATTATTAACAGATGAGGTAAATTCCAATAATGATTTTATTAGCACTAATGCAATGTTAATGTATAAAAATAGATTACAAGCATGTGAGCAAATCAATAAAAAATTTGGTTTGAATGTTAGAGTATTACCAAATAAAGAAATGATTAGTAAGTATTATGTTGAGGAAGAAGAAAATGAGGTGGAAGAAAATGAGTAGTAAATACACTTTACAACTATATTATATCTATAGAGATAAAAGTTATAACGTATTTGACCAACCATATAATTTATATAACAATGAACTAAAACCTTACTTTGAAGAAAAATTCTTTCAGCATTTTATGTTTCATGAAATTGGGTTTGATAATATTAATATCTTTAAACAACATCTAATTTCTACATTAAATGACATTTATCCAAAGTATAAACAACTATATGAAACAGAGATAAGATGTCAAAATATAGACTTTATGTTAAACAAAGATTTAAAAGAGAGTTATATAAGAAAACTAAATGGTGTAACCGAAGGAAATAGCCAAGCTACATCTAACAGTAATAATAATTCAACTAGTAATGACTTATCAATTGCAAATGATACACCTCAAAATAAAGTTGATGATCTAGATAAGTATATGACATCAGCTAGTAAATCAAATAGTAATTCAACAAATAACTCAACATCTAGTGCAAACAATAGTGTATCAAATAGGTCAAACAATACTGAAGAATATGAATTAATTTCTCAAGGTAATATTGGGGTAACATCATCAGCTGAACTACTTGAAAAGTGGAGAGCGGTGTTAATTAATATAGATGAAATGATTTTTAAAGAACTTGAAAACTTATTCTTATTTGTATATTAAGGAGGTAATAAAATGAGCGATATCGATATCAACAGAGTTCAACAAAACATTAAGGAACTACAAGACCAAAACGCTATCGACTTTCAACAATGGAAGAGATTAGGTCAAGAAATTGAAAGACTAGAGGGAAAAATAAAAACAAGCGATAACCATTTAAATTTACTAATGAAAAAGATAAAAGCTGATTATGAAAGCTTAAAGAAAGTGATAATTGATGAAAATGTACAAGTTCAACTAAGAAATAAAATAAAAGAAGTAGAAGTTGAATTAAACACCACCGTTGAAAAGAATAAAAAAGAATTTAATGATAAACTAGCTAATAAGGCAAATAAAAATGAAGTAGGTAGTCCATTAATAGCAAGTAATACTACTCAAATGACAGATAAAACAAAAGTTTATGTAAACACTACTGACCGCAACTGGTATAGTTGGAACGGTAACGCTTGGGTTATTGGTGGTGTATATAACAGTGCTGCTATAGCAAACGAAAGTATAAGCCCAATCAAAACAACGTTCTTGAAACAAACAAGAAATTTATTTAATAAACTTGAAGTTAAGAAAGGGTATTACTGGAATGTAGCTACTGGTGAGGAAGCTAACGAAGATTTTTCATATGCAAAAGTTTATTGCGAAAATGGTAAGAAGTACATTGCAACTGGTACAAGTTATAACGTAGTATTTTTCAATTCAGAAGGTACTAAGATGGGGGCAGATAGTAATGTAAATGGTAAATATAAGTGTATTATTTCAACTGAAACCTATAGTAGTGATTTATCTTACTTTATTGTATCATTCAGACATGCAAAATATGATGTTAACACTTTTATGGTAGTTGAGGGTGAAACATTACCAAGTGAGTACATTGATTATGGTTATAAATTTGACTCATTAATCCTATTTAGTGAAAATAACAAAAATACTATTACCGTTAAAAAAGATGGTACTGGCGATTTTACAAAAGTCTATGATGCCGTAAAGTATGCAGAATTATTTGCTAGAAAAGATAATGTTATTAATATTGAAATTTATGACACAAGTACAAATCACAAAGGTACTGAGTTTGATATCTTGGACGAAATGGGTGGAGACACATATTTAGCTACTATTACAGATACAACTAACAATCAAATGGGATTACCTTTAAGAGATTATATAAACCTTATTGGAATTGGAAAAGTTAAACTTTATTCACATCTTCCTGATAGTTGTACATTAGCACAAAGTACATGTTTATCGACAATAGATATCTTTGGGGAAGCTACTTTAGAAAATCTTACTATAGAAATAAAAAATGGTAGATATGCAGTACATGACGAAAGTAACGATAAAAGACCATTTAAAAAACATAGCTTTAAAAAATGTAAATTCATACATTTAGGGAATAAAAGTGGATTGTGGTCAGCCCCTCATGCTTATGCAAGTGGTACAAGTGCATGTTGTTTATATGAATATGAGGATTGCGTCTTTGATGCTTCAGCTAGTGGTGGCTATCCTTGGGACATTCACAACTATGCCCCACAACAAGGTTCTATAATCTCCTTTAATGGTTGTGAAATGATAAAATCATCAAAACAACCAGTATCTATGAAATTTGGATTTAATGGTTATGCCCCATCTACTGCTGACCCTGTGGCTTATGCAACTTGTTTTAACGATGTTTTTATCAAGAATATTATAGCCGACGGAACAATTCAAGTTGCTCCCGAAGTAAATTCTTATTCTTGTACAAATAATTTTAGACTTCACAATTTTACTAACTTAACTGAAGATATAAAAGACGATTTTATAAAAAGTTAAGAAAAATAATATTAATTATTCATACAATAAAGTGTAATGTAAAAGTTACACTTTGTTGTAAAAAGGAGGAGTAAACTTTGATAAGAGGAATTTCAGAAGATATTTTAAGAAGAGTTTATGATTTTTCAGACATGACAAACGAAGAATTAAGATGTAAATTCTTTCAAAAACTACAAGAATGTATTGAGTTGTGTAATAATACTAATGACATAGTTGAATGGTTAAAAAACGAGGGGTTAGAAAAAGAAGTAAATGAAATACTTTCTACATGGTTAGAAGATGGAACTTTGAACGAAATAATAAATAGTAACTTAATAGATATAGTAAAAGGTGAATTAATGGAAGAGATTGATAGTATTAAAGTTGAAATTGAAAACATTAAAAAAGAAATAGAAGCGTTGAAGAGTAAGGGGGTCTAATTATGGAAGAAATAGTTAACGTAATATCAAACGTAGGTTTCCCAATTGCTTGTTGTGTTGTAATGTTTATTAACAATAGTAAATTTACAGAAACACTAGGTAATCTAAATGTAACTTTAAAAGAAATATGTACACGTATGGACAACCTAGAAGATAAAATCAATAAATAACATTAGCACCTTAGGGTGCTTTTGTTTTAAGGAGGAAACTTATGCAATTTTATAATTATGATAGAATATGTAGTTATAACGCTATATGGAATTTTGTATTGACAAATAGAGGTTATGGTAAAAGTTACGGTCTAAAAAAGAGGTGTATTAAAAATTTTCTTAAAAAAGGTGAGCAATTCATTTATTTAAGAAGATGGAAAACAGAGTTAAAAGATAATGACAAATGGTTTGATGATGTAAGAAAAGAATTTCCAAATAATGAGCTAGAATATAAGTATGGTAAATTTTATATAGATGGTAATGTTGCGGGTTTTCCTGTTGCTCTGAGTGTATCACAAAGATATAAATCAGTTGCATACCCTAATGTAACAACAATAATGTTTGATGAATTTTTAGTTGACCGTAGTGCGGGTATGAGATATATAACAAATGAAGTTGATGTGGCTTTAGACTTTTATGAAACGGTAGCAAGAACTAGAAACAATGTAAGGATGTTTTTCCTAGGTAACAACATTTCACGTGTAAACCCTTATTTTACTTATTTCAATATAAAAGTTAATGAGGGTGAAAGATTTACGTTAGCACGTGATGGTGAAATGGTTATTGAATATAGTACAAATGACGTGTTTATAGAAATGAAAAAGGAAACCAAATTCGGTAAACTTATTCGTAATACAAAATATAGTGATTATGCTATAGATAATAAATCATTAAGAGATAGTAATACATTTGTAGAAGCAATGAGTTTAAAACATTGTGATGAATACTTCGCAGTTGAGTACAAGGGTCAGAAATACATGGTTTGGGGTAACATTGTAAAAGATATACTTTATATAACAGACAAGCCTACCAAGACGGCTAGATGTTACTCTGTTTTAGCTTCAGACCACAACGATAACACGT